GTACAACAATGCAGGGGCCTTCGCGGGCGCTGCGAACGTAAAGATCAGCTCCGATAACCTTCAGTTAACCACCCCAGGTAGCGCCCCTGCTGCGGCAGATGCGTCCAGTGTTGTGGTCTATCCAACTGGCCTAGCTGATAGGTTCATGCTGACCATGCGTGGTCCGACTGGCGCCGCCACGTTGCTGCAGCCGAGCATTTTTAGCAACAACATCATGTTGTTTGCTCCCCAGAGCTCCACAACCGGGACGGGTGGTAATGCCTTTCAAACTGCGTGGGGCTCCGCCGGAACGGTGACCCACCCAGCGCCCGATGCTTCCAGCGTGGCTAACTCTGGCAGGCGCACAAATTACGCAAACGTTGCCACAACAACAAATCAAGTTCTTGGCGCCCGGATGAGCACCACTGCTGAAATGTGCTACTTGAGAGGCAACGTGGCCGGCACTGGAGGATTCTTTTATTTTTCTCGCTTCCGCCTTGTCTACCCCGCTTCAACTACAAGGCTATTTACAGGACTGCAAGGAGTCTCAGCGACCTCAACGATTGCGGATACTGATACCAGAACTGGTAATTACTGCGGCCTGCAGCGCATCACCACAGACCCATCAACAGGTTCTGGCGCGCTGAACTTTGTCGCTCAGGAAAGCACAACCAAGACCACGATGGCAATTAACCTTGGGGCAGATTTAGTGTCTAGCTCACCGTTGCTGGACTTCTATATGTACTGCCCTTCAAACGGTGGCACAATCTTCTTCAGGTTGGATGACGTAACCAACGGAGTCACCTACACCAACTCCACGACAGCCAATCTCCCAACCGCAACGGTAATGATGTCTCCGCTGTGCTTGGCAAGTAATGGCACCGCCAACGTCACCGTGGGTACGGTGTCCATGTCCATTTACAGGATATATGTTGAGAGCGCCTTATGATGGAGCCAAACTACGTTGGTTTCTGGGCAGCTTTCAAGGCCACTGCAGCTTGGAATGGGTTGATGCTGATGGGCCGCTACTCCGATTTTATTGAGCTGCGCACTGTGCGAATGCGTGTGGAAATGCTCGATGCCATCAACGGAAACCCAAACCAGGCCGACATTCAGGAATCAATCTGGCGATTGATGGAGCTGGCAGGCAGCAGCGCCCAGGAAGCACAGCTGCAGGAGATTGTGGATCTGCTCGTCCTGTATGGCTTTACCCCCACCTACTCCCTGCAGCCGTCGGCAGAATGACTGCAACGCCCGTATCCGCTATGCCACCAGAGGACGTATCCCACCGGGACATCTATGTTCGGCTCGCTGAGCTGGGCGCCAAGATTGACAACATCCTTTCGATCATGGCCGAGCGCAAGGAAGACGTGACGCGGATCACCAAGGATCTTGATGCGCTGTTCAGCCGCCAGCGGGTCCTGGAGTCCCGGCTCGCCCAGATCGCCGGGATTGGCCTGGTGCTGGCGATTGGGATCCCGGCGCTCGCCACCATGTTTCAACTCAGGCTTACCGTTCCGGTCGAGCAACAGCAGGTGAAGCCATGAGCTGGGTCACCGCTGCCTTGTTGGCCGGCTACATCGGCATCTGCGAATACAGAGCACCATCGCCCTGGGTGGCCTGCGAGAGCCGCTGGAACTGGGCGCTCGGCGTGCTGGTGCCATCGCCTATCCAGGGCGCCATCCCTGCCGCTGGGCGGATGCTGGGCCTGGGTCGGCGTCGCCGGCCTGAAGCTGGCGATGTGGAGGCGAAGCCGTGACGCTGAGCAAATCGGAGCGGATCTTGGCGGCCATCGCCACAGCTCTGGCCCCCACAGCCGGCATCGGCTCCCGGGTGTTCAGGGACCGCTGGGAAGCGGTGGCCAGATCGGAGATGCCTTGCCTGGTGGTGGAGCCGCTCAGCGAGAGCGACGAGGTGCCTGACGTTGGCCCGGTGAGCACCGACTTGGTGGTGTCCATTGATGTGCTGATCAGCGGGGCACCGCTCAGCACCCTGGCCGATCCGATCCGCGTCGATGCCCATGCCCGCCTGATGGCCGCCAGCTTCACCGGCCTGGGTGTGATTCACATCTATCCGCAGGCTCGGGACTGGAAAGCCGAGCCAGGAGAGATTGGGATCCTGAGCTGTTCCTACGCTGTCAGGTATCGGACCCTTCTTTCCGATCTGACGGCATGACCGCTGATCACCCACCCAGGCCCACCACCGCCGGCACCTTCCTGTTGGTTGATGGCGAATGGGTCAACCAATCCCTTGCTGAATCCCCCGAGGTAACGACCGATGGCCCTGACTCGCCGCCAGATCTTGATGGTGAAGAAGGAAACGAGCTACGGGGTCAGCCCGAGCGCAGCCGGAACTGAAGCGATCCTGGTTCTGAACCCGCAGCTCACCCCATTGGATGGCGACATCCTGGAGCGCGAGATCATTGATCCAAGCTTCGGCCGGGTGCGCTCGCGCATCATCGCCATGCGCAAGATGGGGCTGCAATTTGACGTGGAAGCGGCAGGATCAGGCACCGCTGGCACCGCACCGAAGTACGACCCGCTGCTCTTGTCTTGCGGCTTCAACGCCACCATCGTGGCCAGCACGTCGGTGACCTACGCCCCGATCAGCACAACGCCCGACAGCTGCGAGCTCTATCACAACTGGGACGGCAACAAGCACCAAGGCCTGGGCGCTCGTGGCACTTTTGATCTCAGCTTTGATGCCGGCCAGATTCCAAAGTTTGGCTTCAACATGACAGGCATCTACCAGCCGGTCACAGATACGGCCTTCCCCAGCCCCACCTACACCAACCAAGCCGCCCCGGTGGCGTTCGATTCCACCAACACCGCCACGGTGACGGTGGCCGGCCTGTCGGCTTGCGTGTCTGCGTTCAAGCTGTCGCTGGGCAACCAGGTTGAGTTCTTTGACCACGCCGGCTGCACCAAGCAAGCACGCATCACCAACCGGATGGTCGAGGGCTCCATCACCATTGAGCGGCCGGACGCTCTGAGCACGAAAGATTTTTACGCGCTCAGCATTGCCGGCACCACCGGCGCCATCAGCTTCACCCATGGCACCGTCGCCGGGAACCGTTTGGCGGTGAGCGTGCCCACGGTGAACTTCGGCCCACCCAAGCCCGCCGACATCCGCGGCATCGCCGGCCTGGAGATCCCCTTCGTGGCGCTCCATACTGCCGGCAGCAGCGATGAGCTGTCGCTGGCCTTCACCTGAGCCCAGCGGCTCAGGCTGACGACTCTGAACCATCACCACCACGCACCATGTTTGAGATCGACAAGGGCGACAGCTACGAATGGACGGTTACGCTCGGCGAGCCGTCCAACCGCACCAACAAGGCCGAGACTTTCACCGGCCGTTTCCGTCGCCTGAGCCAGCCGCGGATTGACGAGATCAACGAAGCCATCCGCCAGCGGATGATTGCCGCCACGGCTGGCGAGCCTGTGGAAGGAATGATTGATGACATGCAGCTGGCCGATGAGATCCTGACCGGCTGGAGCGGCATCACCAGCGGCGGCCAGCCGGTGGAGTTCAGCGAAGGCCTCAAGCAGGAGCTGATCGCCCGGGCATCGTTTGCCGCGGCGATTGTCGAGGCCTGGAATGAATCCATCATTGGCGGGCGAAAAAAAACCTCGCGGATGCCGCAAGGCATTGCCTGAGCGGGGGCAGCGGTGACGACCTGGCAGCTGCGGCATCGGATTGGGGCATCGAGCTGCCAGAGCAAGAGATCGGCCCTAGGGCTTTTCTGGTGTGGCCTGAGAACTGGGAGGCGGTGACCATGTTCAGCCGGCTCCAGACCCAATGGCGCACCGGCCCGCGTGGCCCGATCGGGCTGGACTATGGCGCCGCACAGTGGATCTTTAGCCTGTGTGGAGTGACCCAGCCGCTGGCGCTGCTTGAGGACATTCAGACCATGGAAAGCGCCTACTTGATGGAGCTGCGCAGCTGATGGCCAGCATGGATGCCATTCTGAACATCGTCGCCAAGGCGAGCGCTCAGGGCATCGCTGCGATGGCCCGCGACATCAAAGGAGTCGAAAAGGCCGGCCTGGAAGCCAACAAGGCGCTGGGCGGCATGGGCAAGATCCGTGGCACCGTGACCGGTGGCGTGCTGGCCCTGGGCGCTGGCCTGTCGGCAGCTGGAGTGGCGGCGTTCGCCAAGGGCGCGATTGATGCCGCCGACAACATGCGCGACTTGAGCCAGAAGACAGGCGTCAGCGTCGAGAACCTGAGCCGGTTCCAGCAGGCGGCGCAGATGGCCGGCACTGATGTGGAAGGGGTTGGCAAGGCGATGGGCAAATTGGCCAAGGGCATGTATGAGGCGGCCACAACCGGCAAGGGTCCAGCATCTGAGGCGTTGCAATCGCTGGGCATCAGCGCTGTAGATGCCAGCGGCAAGCTCAGGGGCACCGATCAGGTGATG